CATGGTCTTCAGTATGGCCTCAAGATTACCACCATTAGGTTGTAATAGATATGGTTTGAGGTTTGGATCCAGTTCTTCTGGCATGTCAATGATCGCACCCGCTCCCGCCTGTGCTGACACTGATCTTGTTTTCACCAATGAAGGGTGATTGGTAAGACTGACCAATTGTTCTGCTTCACTGTAAAGGTTGGCAAGGAATCTTTGACTCTGTGCCACGCCTGATATGTCTGAAACGCCAATGCCCCTGATTGGACCCTTGTTGGCGTAGGCCCACACCGCTGGCACCTTGCCAAGGTTGTTGGGTCGTGATTCAATCTGTTTCATTGGTTGTTGGCCGTCATCACTTGCGTATGAATATAATTCTATCGTTTCTGGTGTCCATTTACGCACATAGAATTCTCCTGCCCTCTGGTAAGGTCTCTCGTCCTGTTCCAACAGCATCAGTTCCGCCAACTCGTAGTGTCCATTGGGTTGTCTGATGAATCTCCAGTTCAGTATGTTCTCTGGCGTGTAGATCTGACAGAAAGGTCTGATGCCCTGTGCCAATTCCTCAGCCCTGGTTCCAACCACGGTCTCTGGTCTATCAACCAACACCAGGCAGTGTCCATAGATTGAACTCTGTACATTGACCTCCCTCATGAAGGCCTCCCAACTCTGACCCTCAAGGTCAGCGTCTTTCAAGAACTGCTCCATCTCTGGTGAGTTCTCCAACCAACCAAAATCTCTCTTTGGTTGTTGCCTGTATAAGAATGCTGAATAAGTGTGTATTATTGACCTGCAATGATTGTCTTCAGCCGCGTGTGATAATCTTGTTAGGTATTCGCCCTCGCTCTCGTATTGATATCTCTTGAGGTACATGCCCCTCTTGTATTCAGCACCACCAAGATAACTCCTCTTCAGGAACTTCCAGTGGTTGATGTATGTGTCATAGTCCTGGTGCACTGGTAGGCTGATGCTGTTGCCTGATGTGTCTGTGAACGCGGTGCCTGTCAAACCGTAAATGTCTTGTGCCATTATCTAATAACTCCTGTTTTAACACTGAACCTCTGTGGTTCCGTGGTCTCGTATGCTGTCCTGATTGGGTAAAGAAATGAAATAAGATATCCTAAAGCATCATTCATATGGTCAAATCCCTGCGTCTTGTCTGGCAACACGGTCCCCTCTTTGTATGTGTGTTTGCTCACACTATTTAACAGATTCTTACACTTAGGATGAATGAATGTCTGTCGCTCGCCTGACGCTGAACACAACTTGGCGTTGACTGAATTCACACGATCCCTTATGGCCATGTGCCTTGGTGGGACCTTGCATATGAATCCCGCGTTCTGTAGTATTGATAGGTCCGTCCTGCCGCCCGCTGAGGTCTTCCTCTGCTTTGAAGCGGGGTCTGGATACACGAATATCTTCTTGCCTGGATACCTGCGATGTATCTCCTGGCACATCTCTTCCGTGTTTGAACTCCATATCTGTATCTCGTCCATCACGTATATCACGCCGTTTTTGATGTGTGCCACCACGGCCGCCATTGGGTCAAGGTTGAAGTCCATGCCAATGTGTATGATGTTGTTGTCCAGGGGTTCATCAAAGTGTTTGACGTTCTCGCTCATTGAGAAACCGTAGTAGATTATGCCTGAGTATGTCTCCCAGGTGGCCTGGTATTCCTGCCTGAACGTCTTGGCGTCAAGGTCCCTCTTGGCCTGTTCAATCTCGCCAGCATCAACGAATCCGCCATCAATGGTGGTGAACTGATAACTGCTCCATTCCTGCTCAGTGGGATCCTGCCCCCTCTGGTATAGGTCGTGGAACCAGTTCATGCCCTTGGGTGTGCCCTCAAACAGTGCCAGTCCGTTGGTGTCTGACAGTGTGGGCCTCAGCACCGTTGTCCATGCCTCCTCGTCAATGTCAGCACATTCATCCAGCACAAGGAAGTCAATACCAACTCCCCTCAGTGAGTCCTTGTTGTCAGCACCCCTGAGGCATATCCTTGAAGAGTTCTTTAGTTCTATTGTGAGTTCCGCCTCGTTGATCCGTTTTACCCAACGCAGGTCCTTCAGTATCTGTTTGATCTTTACCCATGCTATCTGCTTGGCCTGTCTGTATGACGGGGCCACGTACCAGCACACCTTGTCTGGGTTCCGTGCGTGATAACACAGTTCCCTGATGGCCAAAGTGGTCTTGCCAAATCTCCTGCCAGTGACCAACACCCTGAATCGTGCCTGGTCATCCGCTACCTTGCGTTGCGGTGTTGATAATTTCATATATGTGTAGTTATTGGGTGACTATTTGTCTTCCCATGGTAATGGTGCCGTTGATTCCTCATCAGTTGGTGAGTCCTGTTGGCCCAACCAGTTCTTGCCAAGGAACATCAGCATACGGGCGTCGCCCGCCAATGCCTTCTCAAACTGTGCCCGCCTCAGGCTCTTCTTACCTTCAGCCCTGCCCTTGTCTATGAGGTTCTTGAATCTTTTGTTCAGTGTTGTGACTGATGTGCCCACACAGTCCGCTATCTCATCGTAGGTGCAGTGCATTGAGGCCAGTTTGAAGATCAGGTCGTGATCCAGTTTGTATGATTTCTTCTGTGCGTCCATTATAGTGTCTTGTCTCCAACTATGATCCTGAAGTGTCTGACATCAGTGTCTCCAAGTGTGGTTGTTATCTTACAGGCCACATTGTATATGTTGCCATCAGTGCCACCAGTGAGCCTGATGTTGACAAGGTCTGATGTGACCAAAACATCCGTGGCGTTGTCTGTTGGGAATGTGACAGGGTCTGAATCTCCAGCGGGTGCTGTGATGGTCACCACTGGCGTGCCAGTGATTGAGTCACCTGAACTGAGATAATCCGTGAAGTCTAGACCATACTGGATGTTTGAATCCTTGTCCTTCTGGATGTACAGACCGTCGTTGTCCCTTTTGAATCCTGTTAAGTTTGCCATTACTGTGAACTCCTAATCCTTGGCGTGGTAAATCTGTTTGAAATAGGTGGTATTCTCAATTTGATTCTCCTTGTTTCCTGTGGCACTTGATATGCCCTGGTTTCCGCACCAACAATATTTACTCTATTTTCCTCCATTACCAATGTTTGTGTATTTTCCGTAGGAACCAATACCACACGATTTTCCTGTGCGACCTTGATGGTGTTGTAAGGATCCGCTGGGTAGAACAGCCTTCCAACCTGTAGTGTGCTGGCAAATGCCGCCATGGCGGCAAAACCAGCAGGTTTAAATGTTGGAGCAAGATCAAGTTCTGTAGCGGCAGAGATCACACTCTGGCCCGCTGGTTTGAAGCGTGGTTCAACCGCGAATGCGAAGGCTACATCAATGTCAGCAAATGTGTCTGTTATCGCATTCGCGGTTAGAACTGGTGTGAACGCACCTGTTATCGCAATAGGTGTGTCATTTAATGAGTATGATATGTTGGCAGTCAGTGATGGTGCGAATGAATCAGACATTTCCAATTCAATGTCTATAACTCCTGCCGCCGTGATATCTGTTGAGAACGATGCTGTGATATCTGCTTCTGCTGGTTCATTTAATCCTGGATTGCTGTCAAAACTAAAAGCACCTGTGTATTCTACCACATCTCCCAATTTGAATGATGGAGTAGTTGCTAAGGTGCCCAGCCAACCAAGTGTGAAACTTTCTTCCCACACATCATTTGGCCAGTTGTCCCAGGTAGATTCATTGCCAATCCAAGTGACAGTAGGCCAATCATCCCAGGCAGTGGTCTCAAGGAAATTCCAATTGTATTCACCTTCCTCTGAAACGAACCCATCATTAACGAAACCTGACTCAAAGTAGATGTTAAGGTTGAATGTGTTCCAACTGTAATCAGCGTTGATGTCATAGATCAGACCTGGTGCCAGGTTGGTTGAGGTGCTGACGGCTATGTCCTCTATGGCCGTGGGTTTGAATGTGGGTTGAATGGTCAGAGAATAAGATCCAACAAGATTCTCTTGCTCCATCAAAACAAAATTATTAGTTGTTGCTATAAGATTGGCCTGTGTACTTAATTCTTTGGCAGAATTAAAAATCACATTACTATCAAAATCTGTGGTTGCCAATACATTGACAGCATCAGGAAAGGCGAACTTTGTTACCTTGGCCGTGACATCCATAGTGCTGGTCGTTGTGAGATTGGCGGAACCAATGAATCTGAATCCACCCAGGGCATACAATGTGCTCTCTACGGTTTCTATGTCAAGGCTATCTCCGTCTAGTCCATCAATTATGATTGTGTCTGCCTCCCATTGGTACAACAGACTGCCCGCTGATCCCGTGTTGGCCAATAACTGTGCCGTGGTCAGATCAAGCGTTACGTCGTGTAGTCCATTGCTGTTGCTGTTGCTGGTGTTGATCTGTGCTGACAGGTAACTGTCAGTGGTGTTTATGGGTTGCTGGTCAGCCGTCCTGGTGGTTACCGCACTGCCCGTCTGATAGATGTCAGTGAGATTATAACTTGGATCAGTGAAATAGGAATAACTCTGGTTGCCAAAACTGCTTTGGTAGGTGATGTTGAAATTGGTGCCCAGTCCGCCTGAATTTATGCTGAGGTCAGCATAGGGCCTGGCCTTGTATCTCACGATACAACGATCCGCAGGAATGTTGTAGACGGAATCCGCCTTGCGGAAATCACGTGAGAATCTGAAAGTTATAGTCTTGGAATTGGGTGCTGAGTTGGTTAGATTGACCCTATACCTACCAGACACCTGGGTCCAGGATCTGCCTGATCCAGACTGTTCTACTACGGACGCTGATATGTTAGGATCAGTCGCTGACTCTTCAACTATTCGTATTACGGTCTGACGAGTCATTGAGGACTCCTAATTACGCAAGACTGATTGCTAAATTGCCGTTTGATATGGTGAATTGGTCTCCACTTGACACAGTCTTACTGGTTGATAATAGCCCATAGTAAAGACACTCTGTTGATGCTCCTGAACTATCGTCCATTATTGCTATGTGGGTCACAACATTGCCTGTTGAGCCTGCCGTGTCATAGTCTGCTGAGGCTGGATCAAATGAAACCGTGGCATTGTTTTTGATAGTGCCTGTTGTGTATCCACCTGCTGTGCCTGCCGCTCCAAATGAAACTGCCTGACGAGCATATCCTCCGTTGTTGATCTCATAGTAGCCCCAGTTGCCTGTGCCAGATGTTGATGAGGTTCCTGTTTCCAGTGCATTGGTCAATGCTGTGTTATCGCCGCCACTGGCGAACAAGGCCACATACACAGTTGAAGGTGCCGTGTAAGCACCTGCCGTGCCCCTAAGGGTGTGGTCCAGTAATTTGTCTTCTAAGTAGTTTGATGCCGCTGACATAATAGTTGTCTCCTTTGTAAATTTACAGTTTTATTTATTTGCTAATCCACGGCATAATCATACAAGAAACCTTCTGAAACGAAATTGAAGTGGAACAGTGTGACCGTGTTCTCGTCCGTGGTGAATTGTGATGTTGGAACTGAGA